AGCCGGATGGTATAATTGTACCATGTTAGAGCTCAAATCCTGCCATTTGACATAATGTCATGCTGCTGTTATGCTCTGTTTGTAGTATAGTGTAGTATAGTGTGGTAGTATAGTGTGAGACGATACGAACCATAATATGTCAAGTCGGAACGCGTTAGGGCATCTGTCGTCGTTATACATCGCAACGGCAGTATAGCCTATTGAGTTATATGTGAGTCTATTTGAGTGTTCTAAGTATACCAATTATGGCCAAGGGTTTATGTTATCTTGTAGTGTGTTCTATATGGTAGTGCTTGCAGCATTATGCTAGTGCAAGCTCTAGTATCACGTGTTCAATGGTGTATCGCGCAAGTTTCCATGCAGAATAAAACGAAAATGCGAGATGGGGTACATGCGCTGGGGCGGCATGGCCTTCCTATTACAAACTCCAACCATTTTTTACATCGCATACAAAAAGTGTCACCGTTTCGCTTAGTTATCACAAGGGAAATGCTTGACATGCTGCTAAAGTCGTGATATAGTGTAGCTAAATGGGGAACGGCTCATAAGGAAGGGTGGGTGGGAGAGCCATAATAAAAAGGGGGATTTGATAGAATTAACTAGAAGAAGCTTTTTGGGAGGTAGTCTCCGAGTCATCGCCGGAGTATGGTTAGCCTATAAGGGGATTGGGACGATACCGAGGCCAGATCCAGATTACGACCTAGATGCAGTTATGACACAGATATTCATGGATGCGATAGCTAAAGATATGCTTATTGAAGAAGATATAATCCTAAATGGCTACGTAACCGGAGTTACGCCCGATTGTATCGTGTACTAGAAGGGCGCAAGTGCGGTATAATGCGTATTCAAAAAGAATATCTATAAAATCAGTCATATTAAGGGGGAACAATGAATAGTAGTACACTGAGACCACCAATAGCTCGTCCCCGTCCAAAGAGACCGCGCATTTCACATTGGGAATGTCCTTATTGTGGGAGCTTGCAAGCTATTGATAAGGTTAGATGTCACTGTTGCGGAGCGCAAAGAGCGCCATCTGAGAAAGTATGCAAGTAGAAATTCTCGACGCAATTGATAAAGAACTACCTAGTGAGCTATCCATTTATGAGCAAGAGATACGAGATATGCTTTGCTCTGGATGGACTCCGGCTCGTGTAGTAAGTTTTATCAAGAAGGCGTCGTCTATCGATATATCCATCGACGCGGTTGTCAACTATTTGGAAACCATTCCCAAAAAGGACATTGTAGACTTCTCAGCTCTACAACGACGCTATAAGAACCTGGACATTCAAGTAGATGCGATGGGCGAATTAGCCCGAGTGCTCAAGTTAGTATCTGATAGACTTGCATCGGCAGTTAACGTAGAAGATAGAACTAAAACACGTATAGGCTATGTAGATACTGCCACACAGCTATATTGGAAAATGCTCGTTGAGTTTGCAGAGTTACAGCAGTCACTAGGGGAGTTACCCTCAGTTAAGCATAGCCCCCCTGTGCCAGTCACAAATCTTCCTCAATTGGTCGGAGGTGGGCCTTTGCCAACTCTCCGAGCATTATTGATAGAGGTCTCAAATGGAGCTTACGCCCAAAGACCTAGAACTAATCCGCGCAGCACTACTTAGGAACTTTTCTCTAGCTGATCTGGAGCGAACGGGACGATTGGATGCCCCGCCAACTCAAGAGCTCTGGAAGCAGTTAGCAGATATTGATCTTGAGTTCTTTGCGCACTTTTACCTCGCTAACCACTTTGATTGTGCTCCTGCACCTCTACACATAGAGACGTATCAGACAATGCAGAGAGCAATTGAATCCCCCGGTAAGGTAAATCATGCCCTTGTATGGCCCCGTGGCTTTGGAAAGACTACTACTACGACTCTTGCGCTCCCCTTATGGTGCATTTGCTATCGAAAGAGGCGCTTTATTCCCATTATCTCAGACTCGCATACGCAGGCAAAACAGCAGCTTGCAACTATAAAAGATGAAATAGAAAACAACCCGCGTATTTTAGAGGATTTTGGCCCTCTTAAGGGCGAAAAATGGCAAGAGGATGATATAACTACGGCTAATAGGGTTAAACTTATCGCTCTGGGCGCTCGAATGAAGATCAGAGGGCGAAAGTTCCTACAGTATCGGCCTGATTTGATCATCGTAGACGATTCGGAGAACCTGGAGGGGGTGCAATCAGCTACCAGGCGAGAGGCGCACCGCAAGTGGTTCTGGCGATCTGTAATGAACGCAGGCTGGTCAGATACCAAAGTGTTTGTGGTTGGTAACTTTCTCCACTTTGACTGCCTGCTCCAACACTTAGTAGTTAATCCCATGTTCCACTCTCAGATATACCAAGCAATACCACACTGGGCTGACCATAAAGACATGTGGGATCACTGGCGAGAATTGATTACTGACCTAAACGACAAAAACAAAGAGAAGACAGCCTATGAGTATTTTACCACCCACAAGGAAGCAATGTTGCAGGGCGCGGTCTCCGCCTGGCCGGAAGCCTTTGCATATTATGATCTAATGCTCACTAGAGTTGCAGGTGGCGATGCGGCCTTTGCGACAGAGTTACAGAATGAGCCTGTAGACCCAGAGAGTCGGCTATTCAAAAAGTGGGAGACTTTCCGAATGGAATACCATGAACCAGAAGGAGTCTGGCTCATACCAACTAATGGATCTACAGCAGTTGCCCTTAGTGAATGTACCATCTTTGGGTTTACAGACCCCAGCATGGGTGGGTCTGTACAGTCTGATTATTCCGCAATTACGCTAATAGCTAAAGCGCCAACGCGCCAAATGTTCACTATCGTAGCAGATATTCAGAGACGACCACCAGATAAGCTAATCGATGCACAGAATCGTTGGGCTAAAGAGTATCCTATTGCTCGCTGGCGCATCGAGAAGAACGCTTTTCAGGCTCTCTTTGCTACTGAGTCTGCTCGCCGGTCAATGGAAGAGGGAGTCTACTTGCCTGTAGAGCCATATAATCAACTCTCAAACAAGAAGCTACGAATCAATTCATTGCAGCCTGACCTAGAAAACGGCTATTTGATGATTCTGGAGGACGGCCAAGCCCTGCTCAAGAAGGAGCTCATGGAGTGGCCGATGGGAGCTTATGATGACGGTTTGGACTCTCTCGAAGGTTGTCGTACACTAGCTAAGACCTTTGAGTCACAAATGTCAACAGAGCTGATTCAGGCTCAAGCACACGAGTTTGCGCCCAATAAAGCGCCGGGCGAGGACGTGTTGACACCGCTATATGTCGATCCATATGCCAAATATGATAAACTAGCGGATGAAACGCTCTATCAAATGAAGGTAGCCAAGATTAGGAGACAGGCTATAGCCGCAGGACTTGACCCAGATGAGGTACAGAAAGGGATTAAGAAACCAAAAGAAGTATTCGTTCCAATGATGTTTGCGTAAGGGGGGACTGTGAACAACGTAATACCGATTGTTATTCCTACATTCAATGCCGTAGAGCATCTTCAGCGCTGTATAGCTACCGTGGAAGCCCAAACAACTAGACCATATCAGATATACATAGCGGATGATTGCTCACCACAGACAGCTTTGCATGACTTCCTAGACGAATGTGTAGCTAAGGGACGCGCTACCGTGTTCAAGGCGCGTACTCGTAAAGGTTTCGCTGAGATCAACAACTGGGCTGTAGCTCAGGTACCTGACTCTGATTACATCTGCTTGATGAACTCAGACATTGAGCCTACTGCGGGTTGGCTAACCGCTATGGCTAAGGAACTAGACAACGACCCTAAGGTTGGGATTGTCGGCGCTAGGTTGTTATACCCTGATACTAAGGAAGGCCCCTTCCATCTTACTATTCAGCACGCAGGAGTCGCTAGGACAGTAGATGGAATGCCTTATCATCCATTCCGTGGGCAGCCTGCGGATTCTGTCCATGCGGCCAAGCGTAGGGAGATCAATGCAGTCACCTTTGCTTGTGCGCTCATTCGGTGCTCATTGTGGGGCCAATTAGAAGGTCTCGATGAAGGTTACACGGGGGGTAATTTTGAGGACATCAGTTTTTGTTGGGCGGCCAGAGAAGCGGGCTATAAAGTCATCTACCAACCCAATGCTACGCTATATCACTATGAGCACGGCTCGGGTGTAGAATGGGTTGAGCGATATTCTTCGAAAAACCGCGAGCGATTGCGACGCTTATTTGCAGGTTTAGGAAGTGATGAGCATCTGTTCAATTTGTCACCGACTATGTCGGACGGTAGCCCTGTAATCTTTGACAGACCCGTTGTTCGGGTCCCATCGGTGGTTATCTCCCCTGTGCCTCCAGAGGAGCCGGCGGCTACTTGGGAGTTTAAGTTCTCTGTTATTATGCCTGTATATAATCGTCGTGAGAATCTTTATCTGGCCTTGTGTGCTTTGGACCGCACGCTTGAGCATTATTGTGAGCCTATTGAGGTCATCGTAGTGGATGATGGCTCCGTAGATAGCCCACTGGATGTGCTTTTTGAGTTTCAAGACAGATTTGATATACAGTACAGATGGCACCCTCATAGAGGTTACCGGGCTTCATTAGCGTACAACCGTGGTTGTGCTATTGCTCGTGGACAAGTCTTTGTGTTACTAGGTTCGGATATCCTTCTGGAGCCGACTTCATTAGCTCATCTGGATAATCTACACAAAGCGAACCCTGGAGCAATTATTGCAGGGCGCTATGACTGGATGCTTCCAATGGATATTAGACCCTATGATGTTTACAACAATTGGGATAAGGTCATTGGGGGAACATTGCCACCGGCGCAGTTTGGTGGCCGAACGAAAGGCATTATAGGGCTAGATCCTAGATTCATTGAGCACCCAGAGGTATTTGATGGAGATCCACAAACGCAGTTTGCATCTGCTTTGTTTGCCGATCTCTCCGTGTTTCCTAGACA